CGCGCCCGAGGCCGTCGCGCTCCGCTGCCGCCCTCACTGCCCGATGATAGGCGGGATCGGAATAGCGGGCGAAACCTCGCGCGAAGTCGCCCTCGATTCTAACCGCTACAAAGTCGCCCCGGGTGAATTGCTGCGCCCGCAGTCGCTGCCGCAGATCTTCCGCCCCGTCGAACCGCCCGCCCGATGATAGGTTGAGCGTATAGTTGGGCGGGATATCGCCCGCGAGCGCGTCGAGTATGTCGAGCGACTTGGAATAGCCATAGGCGCAAACGTCCGGGCGCGATTTGAGTAGGGCGAACCAAAATCGAGCAGTCGCTGCCGAGTCGATATCGCCGTCGACGTACAGCCGCAGGACAATCGAGCGGGGCAGGGCAGCAAATGCGCCCGCGACTGCATCGGGGCGAAACCGGATTAAAATCGTATTTTGGCACTGCCGCAGGAATGCGGCAGGATATCGCCACGCCCGGAGCGAATAGCACCACGCCCGCGCCAAATCGGGCAAACCGTCCGCCCCGATTCCCGCGCATTCACCCGCGCCGGGGCAGGTCACAATCGGCAGGGTCGAAAATGCAGCAAATGGCAATTTGCTATTCCCGTCGAGCGCAAAAATAGCAAACGGAATCGCGCCAACCGATAGGGCATCCGCGAACCGCAGGAAATAACCGCGCCAGTTATTAGCGGCGCGTTTGCCCCGGCCCTTGGGCAGTTTGGCGGCAATTGCCCGCGCCCGGGCGATGATAGTAGGCAAATCAGCAGAGCCACACAATCGAGCAAATTCAAGCGCCTGCGCTTTGGTAAACTTTGGGGTGTATTTCATGCTATTCGCCCTTTCCTACTCTGGTCGCATTTGCTTGCAATTCGGCAAGCAAATCATCAAACTCGCGATCGTCGCCCTGCACGTTTGCCCGCAGTCGCAGCAAACAGGATCGCAGCAAATCCGCCTCGGAATTGTGCTGGTAAACCGAAATCAGAACGTGATCAATCGATTCAAGTAAGCTATTCATCGTTTTTACTCCGTGTAATTGTTTCGAACTGCATCAACTATAACCGTTAGATCGTCAAACGGTAACGGAAAATTAAATATATTTCCCGAAAATTTTACAATGCAAATCGCGTGCCAATAAAAGGCCGATTTTAACGGTTAGGGCGTGCGTATCAAACGGGCAGATCCTGCCGTCAGGGGGATATCTGCCGGTTAGGGGGCGAATACGGGTCGTATCGATTATGCCTACAAGGGAAAATGGCCTGTTTTTAACGAAAATATGGCAAATATAACCTATATATAGATATAAAAATCCCCTTATTTTACTAGCGCTATACTAGTAAAAAGCGCTTCAAAGCGCTTAAAAAGCGCTAAAAAGCGCTTAAAAAGCGCTCTACGGTAATAGGGCAAAATCCCCCTAGGGCAAAATCCCTTTTCCTGCCAGCAGAACAGGCAAAAATTCACCATATTCTTTATAACCGTATGTTTTGCCACAAAAAACCCCGCATTTCCTTTTGACGGCAAGAGCGATTTCGACCTCAACATATTTTGTATGTTTTGTATCACCCCTGCCGTCAGGAGAAACCGCCGCATTTCCCGTGCGGCAAGGGAAAATCGACCCTCTCCGAGGAGCCGATTCAAACGATTCCCCTTTTGAATTTAAGACTTTCCAAAAATTGAAACACAATTTTTGGATAAACTCCAGTTGACTCGATCAAATTACCGATTAGACTTTTAATGTTTTGAGACTTCTCGCATTTCGCTGCAAACGTGCGATTTGTGAGATCTGCAAAGACCCAGGAATCTCAGGATTTGACGGCAAAACACCGGCAAACCGAGACTTGTGGGGAAACCGGAGATCCTCGGGAAACCCCAAGATCTGGAGATCTGGCAGAATCTCAAAATCTGTCAAAACGTCGAGAAATGCCCGAGCGGGACATTTTCAGACGAAAACCACAATCTTTGCCCGCTCGGGAACACGGAGATCTTTCGATGCAAGCCAAATTGCCGGTTAATGAGTTGTTCGACCAAATCCTCGTTCTCTGCCGCCGGGTCAACGGTTTTGTGCCGACCGATGCCGAAGTCGATTTGATGCGACGAGGTTTCGCCGGTTGCTTCAATGAAGCCCAAACCAAGACCCGCGCCAGACCGCTGTCTTGGACCGGCTACGTTGACAAGGGAGCCATCGACGAAGCCGCCCGCGAAAGATGCCTCAAAGCTACCTTCTGCAAGCTGCTCCATTACCACATGGGCAAGTCCAGCAGCTACCTCGGCACAATCATCAACGCGACGATGCAGCTGGAGATGCTCGCGGAATCGTTCGCTCTGGTGCCGTACCCTGACGCGCCGGACTACTGGAAATTTCAAGAGTCCGACAATCTGTACCGAATCGCCAAAGACCAGCAGCAGGCAAATCGCGAGGTTGCCCGCCGGTTCGCTGACCACTGCGACACCTTCTGCCAAGTGCTGGTTTTTAACCAGTCCAAAGGCAAAACCTCCTCGGTTGCCGGTGACCAGTGGCGAAAAGCAATTCTCGGAACTTAAGCCGAAACACCCCTCGGGGTGTCATCGCCCGGTTGTGCGGGCGGTCTGACGATGGCAGCTACCTTCTACTTTTCAGAGGTTCCAACATGAAACCAAATCGAAAGAAAGTCATCCAACGCCGAAATTTTACTTGGGCCTGCACAACTCTCACGCTCCTCGGTTGTGAGATTGATGTCGCAGACGATGCGCATTTTGACGTTCTGACCAAGACCGGCTGGAAGTCGGCAGCGACCATCAAAGAACTTTGTGAAATTGCCCACGATGAAGTCGTCGCATATCACAAGACAGGCATCAAACGCGAAACCAAGGCATTCTTTCCAACCAGCTACTAATCAGGAGAACAACGATGCAGACTGTAACTAATCAATTCGGAGGGTTCGACAATCTGGAATTGTTCCGGCAAATGGAGCGCGACTTGAAACGATTTGGTTTCATCGACGACAGCTACGGTGGCGACTGCTGCCCGAAATTGTCAAACGGCGCATTTATCCTCTTCGTTGACTACGCAGATCCCGATAGTCGCGAACTTAACTGCCAAAGTCAAAATGTATTCGGCCTGTTCAATCGAAACCAAGAAGGGGAACTGAACCCGATTTTCTCGACCAACAAACCACAAGACGTTATCGAACACGTTGAGATGTGGCGCAAATGGGCATTCCGCGACTTGAATGAACGAGCCAAAATTATCGCGTGGTTGTTTGACTACAAACTGCGATGCGATTTGGGATCTGTGAAGTACAACCAAGTCCTGAAATTGAATCGCGAAGAGCAGAATTCAAACGTCTGCCATTCGCACGACTTTCTCGACGCGAACGAGGTAATGCTTGAGGTCTTCGAAGATCTCGACGGCCACTGCGATGTGAACGACGACAAGCAAAACGCTGAGTGGAATGCTGCTTGGGATCTCTGGAAAAAGGAAACACTGTAATGAACAAATTGAACGAACTAGCCGAACTTTTGCGCAAGACCTGCGGTTCCAAGACGATTGCAAATCTGATGGACAACCTGCTCTGCATCGACCAGAACGAAAACATATCAAAGTCTGATGTTCGACTTGGATTGGATTTCTTCGACGCGCTGTGCAAGGCTGCTCCTGAATCCGTGACGATTGCTCAAGCTGGCAATTCTAATCGCAAGCAAATGCGAATTGAAGCTGCAAGACATTACCGGCGATTGCTGGAATCGACCGTGACCGCAGAGCAGATGGCAAAATTGCTATCTGGCGAAGCTTATCCCGACGATTTCTGCGATTCCAATATGCTGCTGTTGTTGGCATCAGTGTGGGCATCAGGTGTTAACGAAGACGATGATCTCTGGGATTATGCCCACCTGAATTGGCGCGAGGTTGAAGTCATGACGTTTGCGCAATTCCGCCAGACTGGTCGTGATTGCCAAAACATCGGGGAGGCGATTGGCGAAGAAACACTTTTGGGCGTTTCAGGGCGATTGTATTGCGATGATCTTAGCATTGAAGACACGCAGTCATGGAAAAGCAATTCAACGAACCTTGAAGAAGGTCGTTGGTATTTGCTGATCGGTCGAGATGAATATCGCAGCGACAATCTCGAAGAGTTAGAACGTTACCTGTACCGTTTCGCAATTGAAAACGAATACACGGTTTAGGGTACTGACCTGAGAGCCTGCGAATGCGGGCTCGACGGTCTGTAGCTTTGCAGTAGTGATTAAAGTTGTGGAGTTGGGTTGACCGTCTGACGCACGATAATTTCGGGCGGGTCAAACATCGAGCCGACCCGAGATCGCTCGTTATAGGTCAAATGCGGAGGTCAATTTTCAGCCCAGTCGGGCAGAAATGGCATTTTATGGCAAATCTTCGACCAAACCTGACCGCATTCCTTGCCGGTCAAACCGAACACAAGTCCACAGATTCATCGCGACCAATCGACTGCGATGTGTATTCCGTGCTGATGTTCTCGGGAGGCGTGTTCGTGGTGCGCGTGATCGACACCACTGAGCAGGCAAAGAGCCCGATATACCAAAATAGCTACGATTCCCTTTCTGCCGCGCGCAGATTCTTTGACTCATTACCGGGAGAAATTATTCGATGACTAGCGAAGAGATTTTAAGAACCAACATCCTCGCGACGATTCGCGAAATGCAAAAGTCAGGCACGGTCGGCGCAAGCCGGGAATGTCTGAAGCAGTGTACTCCGACCAAAGGTCTGCGCTGCGGTGTCGGTGAATACCACCGAGCATTCGAGTCCGTTTTGAACTCCATCAACGTGAAAGGATTTGAAATTTATGGCACGACGAACCAATAAGAACGAACAAAACTTCGGATATTTTCTCGGGGCGATAGCCTACCTTGTAATTGCCATCGCGATTTTCATCAAGTCAATCTATTGACACCGAGCCGATTGATTCTGGTCCGTTTCGCTGCTTCGAGAGTTTCCATGTTCGATAGGATGTAGCATTCCCCAGAAAAGCCAAAATTCGTCATCACTTGTGGCGCGGGCAGTCTAGCCAAGTCGGCATTATCGACGAGGTTTTGAACTGCCCTTTTTATTGCGCGGGTGCTGCCAATTGGATCTTTGCGAAACAGCTTCGTGTTGATCAACCGGCGGCTGAGATAAAAGTAAGGCACGATGAAGCTGTCGTGCATTGCCATCGAGATTTTGCTGCCATACTGAGCAAGTTCCTCAAAGTCTTGGGTGACGTAATCAATCACCACTCGCATTACCTCACGCATCTGCTCACCTTCGCTGCCAGACTCGCCAATTCGCCCTGCATGGAACCGCTCAGAAATCCTTTCGATATCGTCTCGCACAATCTTTTCTGCCCACTGCGCTGCATCCAGGTCGATGCACGGATCGTAAGGATTGATGCCAACTGCGACCAAAGCCGCAAGCTTCATCGTCTTGATGTGGCACCTGTTCCAAAGGTTTCTGATGATGTCTGCCTTGCTGCCGTTAATCCGCGAGTCACATTCGTCATTCAGCTTGCGCAAAAATTCCAAAGCCTCTTTCGAGAACTTGATATCGATCACTTGCCGAGTATTGATCAGCTGCAAACTCTGAGTCGCCAGATTGCAGATGCCCTGAACCAATTGCTGCGAGGGATAGACTCCGTTATGGTTCTCGTTCAAAGGCGGGCGATTGCCGAGATATTCAATCACCAGGAATCTGGGCAGCAACCCGCTGCTGATCATATCCTCGTCGATTGCCTCGTAAAATTTCTCGGGAACACTCTCACCGATGATCGAGTAAGCTGGCGATTCAATCGACTTCGTATTTTTCTCCGAGTCGCTGTAGGCAGTTGACCGAACAACATTCCCTCGACCTGATTTATTGAACAGGTCCAAGAGAACTCTTTTCAACATCGAGTCTGCCCCGATTGCTTTTGGCGAACTGATTTGCTGAAGTCGAATCCCAAACTCACCCATAATCGAAACAAGGCTTTTGGTGGGATGATCGGATAGGCATTTGATCAGACCTTGACCTGAAGCCAGATCCGAAGGTCCAATAAAATCCACAATCTGCGGCATTTGAAAGCGGATGATGTCAATCAACCGGCTGATGCCACTGCTGATCGCTTCTTTGCCAACACCGGTATTTCCGAGGAGCATGACATACTGATTGAGTCCGGTAGAACTGACGTTGTAGGATCTGCCACAAATCCCTGCCATAAGGCCAATAGCGCCCGCCAGGGCGATTTGCGGAACAGGCCGAGGTGCCGACTGGTAAATCCACTGAGCAATGTCACCGAGCAATCCCGGAGGAACCGAATAAATGTCGGAATCCCTCTTTTGGGTTTCCTCAATCTTTATCGGCCTGCGTTCAATCATGTTCGGAAAATTCCTCTCCTCGACCACAATCGGATTCTGCTTGTTTTCAGACCGAAACAATCTGATCTGGTTTTGAATAGCGCTCAGATCAATCGGTGGAACAAGCTGATCAAATGCCTTCTCGATCATCACGTTAACGTAAGAATCCCGCGAAGCTTTCTGACGCTGACCAAGAGCAGAAAACCGAAACAGTCTCGCGACCTGTTCCCGGTTTTGAGTGTAATATGCCAAGATATTGATCAACGCCAGGTCGGCTTCGGATTGACTCGCGTAATACTTGCCGAAATTTCCGTGCCACAAATTCAGGAACTTCTCAGCATTTTGAGCGGCGCTCGCCATGTTGATCACTTGCTGATCGTCAGCTATCTGTGGGGAATTGCCATCGTACCGAGCCTTTTGAATTTCTTCTGATCCGAGGCTTTCCCAGATCTGCGAAATCTTACCCTGCTGAAAAGTTATCTCGCATTCCTTCCACGCGATGCCAGTCATCGTGAGATATCGTTGCGAAGAATAAATTTCAATCTTTCCCTTGCGACGACCGCAGGGAACAGTCCCTTTGCAAATGATGTGCAAACCACCGCCAGGACTGATCTCTTGGTAAGAATGAATCGAATTGCTGATCTCTACCTGAGCAGCAATTTCTTCTGGATTATCGGTTGAATCCAAATCGATAAAGCAAAACGGATCTGCTTGCGTCAAGACAAATCCGATTCCGCTGACACCCCCGTGACCAAAGGTGTCCACGACTTGCTGATAACTAGACCAAGTGCCGGGATCATTGACATTTGCCAGTCTGCCGCTCTTGGCATCAATCGGAATCTTTGTAGGTCGCGAGTTGCCTCGCTGCTCAAATCTCCAGCAGACCCACTGATCCACGGCGCGCATTTCCATCGGGATTTTGTTTGTGATTTCCATCCGTGTCTCAATATTCCAAATGCTGACCTGTCAAAAGCTCGTAAAGATCCTGAATCGTGTTCACTGAAGGATCGCTGATTTTGCCAGTCGCAAAAAGCGATACCCAGTTTTCGCTGACACCGAGCCGATAAGAAATTTCCGCAATTGTGAGAGTTCTGCGGCGGTTTTGCAGCAGTTCTCTCGTTTTTTCGGCCAAAGTCGGCCTTCGATTGAATTTTTTGACCATAAAAGTCTCCTTTCGCGGGAATCTTAAGCCCAAAACTTCTAGGTTGCAAGCCAAAAATTTTTTGGTAAAGTTCCAAGATCCCCTTGACGATACACAATTTAGTCCTTAATCTTGTTGAAACTTTGAGAGTTTTCTGCTTTTTTCATTGGAGGTACGACGATGTTGGATGTGTGTGACATTTTGAAAATGGAATCTGAGGCTGCGAAGGAACACGCGAGCAATCTGAGCCGCGATGAGCAAATTCTTCTCTGGGATCGACTTCGCCAGGTCACCAAACAATTGGGTGACATTGAATCAGATCTTCGCAAGAAGATCATTGCCGACAATTTCGATTCCGAGCGAGTTGATGGCACCGAAACTGTTCAGCTTGGCGCTGGCTGGTCGTTAAAAGCCACCAAATCGCAGACCTACAAGGTCACTGGCAAAAACGATGACGTTATGTCGGTGGAATGCGAATTGCCAAATTGGCTCGAAGAATTGTTTCGATGGAAGTCTGAGATCAGCATTTCCAAGTACAAGCAGCTTGTCTCGACCGTTAACGGCAATCCAGACGATCAGCAATCGGCTGAGTTGCTGAAGAAAATTGACAGCTTGATCGAAGTCAAGCCGGGTTCGCCTCAATTGGTTTTGCAACCGCCGAAGGAGAAAGCGTAATGCCACTGATCATTGGAAGGGCCAAACAGGAAGGAATCCTTATTCTTACGCCGGAAGGCGACCAACTGATTATCGACGTTGACAAAATTCAAAAAAATTATGTCAAGCTCGCAATAATCGCAGACCGCAAATTCAAAATTCATCGCATTGAGAGAACAAATGAAAATCGAGTCTACCAACAGTCTTCGAAATGGGACTACGATACTTTGCTACGGCCCAACTGGCTGCGGCAAGACGAGAATGATCGCAACGGCACCAGCACCGATTGTCCTGAGCATGGATCAAGGACTGGCGAGTCTGAGGCAACATGATGTTCCATTCATCGCTTGCAAAAGCGAAAAGGAATTCGTAGCTGCTTTGGATGCGGTTGAGAAAAGCGGGCAGCAGTTTTTGACGCTCTGTGTCGATGACATTACCGAGCTTGCCGAAATGATTCTGCGAGAGCAGAAGCCAGTACACAAGGACGCTCGGCAAGCCTACGGTGAAATGCAGGATCGAATTCTCGCTCATGTTCGTAGACTGCGTGATCTCAAGTCAGGTCACAATGTCTACATCATCGCAAAGCAAGATCGGATCAAGGATTTTTCTGGCGGATTGATTTACGGTCCAAATATGCCAGGACAGAATCTTTCGCAGCTTTTGCCTCATCTGGTGGATGAAGTCTACTACTACCAGGTGTGGACCGATGCGGCAGACAACCAAGTGAAGCGAGCGCTTCGCACGTTTCAGGACAATCAGTATTGTGGGAAGTCACGGTGTCAAGCAATTGCCCCATTTGAATTCCCCGATTTGAATCACGTTTTTTCCAAACTTCGCGGTTAGTTTTTTTCTTGAGGAGTCACTATGACTACGCTACCTATGTTTTTTGATCCGAACCAAATTGCTCCTACCACTGGCGGGGGCAACAATTTGCCAGTTTCCGACGATAAGGGTCACGTTGTTGTGATTACTGGCTCGGAAATGCAGCAAACGAAGGACGGCACCGGCACAATGCTGGTTCTGCATCTTCAGATCACCGAAGGCTCACACCGAGGGGCAGAGGGTGTTTACCGGCTGAATATCGGCCACCGCGAAGCGGTCGCTGTTCAAATCGCTCTCAGCCAACTCTCAGCAATCTGCTGGGTTGTCGGTCAGACCCAAGCATTCCAAGATTGTTCTACGCTCTACAATCGACCATTCAGGGTCATTGTTAAGCTGCAAAGCGGAGAGGGCGGAAACAAGGGTTACACCGAGATTGCCCGAGTCCTCGACGTTGCCGGTAATCGTCCGGGCGCTCAGCGGCAAGCAACTGCTGCTCCGACGATGGTTCCAGCCGCTCCGGTTGTGCCTGCTGCTCCGGTCGCTGCTGCTCCGGTTCCTGCGGCACCTGCGCCTGCTGGCTTTACGGTTCCTACCCCGGCTGGGAATGCGGCATCGGCACCTTGGGCTCGCTAGTTTTCTGGGGCAGGGGCAACCCTGCCCTTTTTCTTTCCCCTTTTGAAAGGATTCGCGATGAAGTTGTTCATTGCATTTGTGCTTGGACTATTGGCAACGGAGTGTTTTGCTCAGTCTGCCTACGATTATGCGTCTCAAATGAATCGAACTCGGGTGTTTCGCCATGATTCGACATGGAGAGGCGCTGAAGTGATTTACATGAGCAGCGGAATTGCCACTGAGGCTCAGGCTCGCCAGTGGTGGATGCGCTCGCCAGGTCATCGGGCTCTGCTCGTCAGCGGCTCGATTACCGAGATTGCCTGCGTGGGCAACTACTGTGTCGGTCGCGGCGCTTTCGTGCAGACTCCTCGACGACGATGGTTTGGTCGGTAATTCGACCTGTCCTGTGGCGGAATTGGTAGACGCGAGGCGACAAGCCTGAAGTTGCTGGTTCGAATCCAGCCGGGACGATTCGATGTTCACGAAATTAAGTTCGTGGACATTTTGGTAGTTAAAGGGAGAAAAGTAAATGCCTAAGACTGAAATAGCAACAGCAAAAGAAGCAATCCGAATTGTTAAAACAAGTCAGGAGAAAGCCTCATTCATTGTCTCAATTAAAACTGCGACGAAGTTGGTTGAGGAAATCGAAAGATTGCAGAAGTTGCTTGAAGAAAAGCAAAATCTCATTTACGAAGCAGCGCAAAAGATTCTCATTTTGGAAGGCAAAAGTGGGAAGTGAAATTCTTTTGTTTCTGATTTACTGCTGCATTTGGATTATGCTCTGCTTAGGAATTTGGTCATTGATTGAGGGATTCCGATGATTACGGCTGAAGTGATCAATTCCGATTGCCGGGTTTATTTGAGCGAATGCTGGGCTTCATTCGATTTTATCTTTGCTGATCCGCCATTTAACATTGGCGAAGAATACGATGGTTACGAAGATAAAATGAGCGATCTTGCTTACGCTCGATTTACCGAGGACTGGATTGATCTTTGCTGGCGAAAGCTGAAACCCGGCTGCGCAATGATGATTCACGGCAGTCCGAAAGTTAATCAATCTTTTTATGCGGCAATGCTTGAATTAAATCTTTTCGATTTCATCGAAACTGAAATAATTTGGGCCTACAACTTCGGCCAATGTAATTTCAACAACTGGATTCAAAGTCATTGCCGAGCGACCGTTCTTCGCAAACCAGGAGAGCGAAAATGGTTTGTGGAAAACGTGTTGATAGAGTCTAAGCGGCTGCGAATGGGCGACAAGCGAGTCGAATCGAGCCGTTACAAGGGCATGGTTCCGCCAGGAACGGTCTGGGGGCTCGCTACAAACGATGATCAGCTTGTCATTGAGCCCACGGAGCCTCAAGAGCGATGGGGTCGCGTACAGGGCAATAATGCGGAGCGGCGCAAAGCTCATCCGAACCAATTGCCAGAACGGTATCTAATTCGAGCCATCGGTGCCTACACTCAGCCGGGCGACTTGGTTTTCGATCCGTTCGGTGGCTCTGGAACGACTTCTACGGTCGCTCATTCTCTTTCCAGGCATTCAATCACGACCGATATTTCAGCCTCGAATTGCGAATCAATCAAAGAACGAATTCAGATTGGAATCAAAATATGAGAGTGCTTGTTGCCTGTGAATTCAGCGGAACTGTCCGAGATGCTTTCATTGCGAGAGGACATGAAGCTTGGAGTTGCGACATTTTACCGTGCGAATCTGACCCTGCTTGGCACATTCAGATCGATGTTTTGAAGATTTTGGAAGGTTGGGTTCCTGTTCGATTTAGTGCCGATTGCGATCCCAATGGAAATGGTTTTTGCGATGTTTCTCAAATGCCAGATGATGAATGTCCCTGCATTGGTCCAACAATGGAAGGTATTGAATACAAAGTCATCGAAGGCGAACTGTTTGGAAAACCTATCAATCAAGGTTGGGATTTGATGATCGCGCATCCGCCTTGCACCTATCTTTGCAGTTCTGGTCTGCATTGGAACAAACGAGTTGAAGGCCGAGAGGCAAAGACCCAAGAAGCCTTGGATTTTGTTCAATCGCTTATGAATGCACCGATTGAACGAATTGCAATTGAAAATCCGATTGGTCGAATTGGAACCGCGATTCGCCCTGCCGATCAAATTATTCAACCTTGGCAATTCGGTCACGATGCCAGCAAACAAACAGCTTTGTGGTTAAAAAATTTAACTCTTCTGGAATCAACTGAAGTTATTAAGCCAAGAATAGTGAATGGCAAAAAAAGATGGGCTAATCAAACCGACAGCGGACAAAACAAACTCGGACCATCTGAAGATAGATGGAAATTGAGAAGCATAACTTATTCGGGTATCGCAAACGCAATGGCAAAGCAGTGGGGTTAATATGATTGATTTAGAAAATTCGACGGTCAGATCCGATTTGGCGGAAACAATCTCTTGCGAGATTGATGATTTTTGCCAAACGCATTACAGCGATGGTTTTCGCAAGCACCTCGGAGCTTCGGTGATTGGTAAACCTTGTTCCAGGCAGCTATGGTATGCCTTCCGTTGGGCTCAAGCTGAAAAGATTGACGGCAGGACTCACCGAATCTTTGAGCGTGGGCGGCGCGAAGAAGAACTTATTTGGACATACCTGCGGGGGATCGGCTGCGAGGTACACGATCTTGACCCCGAGACTCAGAAGCAATGGCGAGTCTCAATCCACGATGGTCATTTTGGCGGATCGATGGATGCTCGAATAAAATTGCCTGCAAAGTTTGGAATCGACGAATGGATTTTGGCCGAAGTCAAAACCATGTCCGACACGAACTGGAATCGGATGGTTAAAGAAAAAGTCAAAATTAACAAGCCCGAGTATTGGGCTCAGATGAATATCTACGGGCATCTTTCCGAACCAAAAATGAGATATGCCCTGTTCATCGCTGTGAACAAAAACAACGATTCGATCCATTTTGAACTGCTCAAGCTCGACGAAGCCATCGCAATCGACTACATCGAAAAAGCCCGAGACATTGTGTTGGCTCAAGAGCCTCCCACAAAGGTTGCATTCAGCCCCGCCAATTTTATCTGTAAATTTTGCACATTTAAATCTATTTGCCATTACGATCAAGCAGTGGAAAAGAACTGCCGTTCTTGCAAATACGCTTCTCCAGGACAGGATGGAAGTTGGTTATGCGGTCTTCACGGAAATGTAGAGATTCCTGCTGAATTCATTCAAATCGGATGTGATAACCACAAGGGAATCGGCTGATGATTGTCCCTCGCCCTTACCAGATCGAAGCTGTCGATTCGACGGTCGATTACTTTGCCCGAGGGAATAGCGGCAATCCGCTAATCGCGATGCCGATGGGAACGGGCAAGTCTCTGATTCCACCACTGTTCATTGCTCAGGCGATGCGTCAGTGGCCTAATTCGCGATTCCTGCTGCTCACTCATGTCAAGGAATTGATTCGGCAGAATGCTCAAAAGATGCTTGAGGTTTGGCCGACTGCGCCGCTCGGTATCTACTCGGCTGGCCTTGGTCGCAAAGAAGCATTTGCGCCGATTGTCTTTGGAGGAATTGCATCGGCTCGAAACAAAATTGCTGAGATCGGTCATCGGGACATTCTATTCGTTGACGAGGCTCATTTGATTAGCCCGAACGAGGAATCGATGTACCAGCAAACGATTGCTGAACTGAAGGCGATTAACCCTTATCTGAAGGTAATCGGTTTGACCGCGACTCCCTTTCGGATGGGACAGGGATATTTGACCGATGGCGGAATCTTTACCGATATTTGCTACGACATTACAGGCCTCAACGAATTCAACAAGCTGATTGAAGATTGCTATCTGACCACACTGGTTCCGAAGTCAACTTCGACTGCGATTGATATTAGCTCAGTCTCAATCCTGGCGAACGACTACAACCAAAAAGAACTGGCGGCTGCGGTCGATAAGATCCCAATTATGCGGTCTGCCATCGAGGAAACATTGGCTCTTGCCCACGACAGGCAAAGCTGGATGGTATTTGGTGCTGGACTTGAGAACTGCGAGCATCTGACGGATATGCTCAATGCTGTGGGAGTGGCAGCTACGGTAGTCCATTCTAAGCTCGACGATCAAACTCGCGACGACCGAATCGAGGCTTTTAAACAAGGTCGCTTTCGAGCAATCGTTTCCAACAACTTGCTGACGACCGGCTTCGATCATCCGAAAGTCGATTGCATTGTGGACTTGCGACCAACAACGAGCATTGTTTTGCACGTTCAAAAGTACGGTCGCGGGACTCGACCGTACTACCATCCTGCTTGGACGATTGAACAACTTCAATCGCTAGTAAACAGAAAAGCAGCAATCGAAGCTGGAGGAAAGAAAAATTGCCTAGTGCTGGACTTTGCCGGGAATGTTTCGCGGCTCGGTCCAATCAACGATCCTCGCGTTCCAAAGAAGCGAGGTAAGGGAACTGGCGAAGTCCCAATGAAACTCTGCCCGGCCTGTAATGCCTACAATCACACGACTGCCAGGATTTGCTGTGGTTGCGGAAAAGAATTCTTGTTCAAAGTCAAGATTCGCAAGTCTGCTTCTACCGAAAACATTGTCGCAAATTCAGATTCGGAAATTGAAATTCTCCAAGTGGATATGGTGACTCGCTCGATTCATCGCAAAGCCGACAAGCCACCAAGCCTTAAGGTCAGCTATCTCTCGGGATACCGAATCTTTAATGTTTGGCTTTGCTTCGAAGGAACAGGCTACCCCAAGAAAGTCGCGGCTGATTGGTGGCGGCAACACTTTGGCGATCAAATTCCGCAATCGACTCAAGAAGCCTACGATCAATTTCCAGCTTGCCGACTTCCAAGAAAGATTCGTGTGGATTCTGGAGGCAAATATCCTAAAGTTTTGGAGTACGTTTTCTGATGTTCGATTTACCTGGAGATTTGATAGCCGGATCGATTGTTAGTTTTTGTTTACTATTCTGGGCTTGGCTCATTGGAGGAGACGAGGATGAAGTATCTAACGCCGATTGATTTGCAAAGTGAGTACGGAAACGCTTTTATTTTTGACGTAGAGTGTTTCAGCAACTTCTTTTTCGCCGCATTTAAGTCGCTCAAGACCGGCAATCTGATCGTATTCGAGCGGTCGCCAGATGCCGAGCTTAACCCCTCGATTCTCAGATGGTTTATCGAGACGTTCGAGATCATCGGCTTCAACTGCAAAGCCTATGACGAGCTTCTGCTGTGGGCAGCAATCGACGGCATTTGGACTGAGCAACTGAAAGGCATTTCCGATGCCATCATCTTCAGCGAAATGAAGCCTAGCGAAATTGAAGCCTCTTACAATTTTCGCTGCGGAGTAGCCAACTCCATTGACTTGATCGAAGTCGCTCCTTCTGCCGGTCTATCCTCGCTCAAGCAGTACGGTGGAAGAATGCACACTAAGCGAATGCAGGATTTGCCGTTCGATCCCAATAAAGAGTTGAATCGCCAGGAAGCGGCAATCGTGCGAGAATACTGCATCAACGACTTGGCTCAGACTGAAGAATTGTACCGCAAGCTGGAAAAGGCAATTGAACTACGAAAGCGAATTGGCGAGCAATACGGACTCGATTTGCGGAGCAAGTCCGATGCTCAAATTGCCGAAGCGGTAATCAAGAAAGAAATTAGCGAATTGACTGGAAAGATTCCGACCAAGCCGACTGTAACAAAAAGCAGTATTTTTTCGTATCAAGTACCTGACTTCATTCGGTTTTACACGGAGGATTTGCAAGAAGTGCTTGCGAAGATTCGCGCTGCTGAATTCAAGATTGACGAGAATGGCAAACTCATTATGCCGCCTGAATTCGCTGAGACTCAGGTGAAGATTGGTAAGAGCAAGTACCAACTCGGCATTGGCGGCTTACATTCTTGCGAGAAGGCAATGATTCTGATTGCCGACGAGGAAATGGTAATCATCGACCGAGACGTTGAATCCTATTACCCTGCAATTATCTTGCGGGAAAAACTTTTCCCTGAGCATATTGGACCGGCTTTTCTTGACACCTACGGTGACATTGTTCGCCGTCGATTGCAAGCCAAGCGAGATAAGGACAAGACGACTGCCGACTCCCTGAAGATTACAATCAACGGAGCCTTCGGAAAGTTTGGCAACAAGTATTCTGCGATTTACGCTCCGAACTTGCTAATCCAGGTGACGATTACCGGACAGCTTTCTTTGCTCATGCTGATCGAAATGCTCGAATGGTGCGGGATTAGTGTTCGCTCGGCCAATACCGATGGTATCGTCATCTACTGCTCACACTGGAAGATTGACGAGGCTCGAACAATCTTTGCTCAATGGGAGCAGATTACCGGTTTTAAGACTGAGGAAAGCAGCTACAAAGCCTACTACGCTCGCGATGTAAACAACTACATTGCCATTGGCCGAGACGATTCGATCAAGGCGAAAGGCGAGTTTGTCAATCTGCTTTCGATGAAAGAGCCGAACCGTGAAATGCTGATGAAGAATCCTGACGCGAACATTTGCTCCGAGGCAGTCATGCTTTTCCTTCGCGACGAGATCCCGATTGAAGCAACAATTCGCAACAGTCGCGAATTCAGCAAATTCGTGATTGTCAGAAAAGTTAAAGGTGGCGCTGAGAAAGACCGAGAATACATTGGCAAAGTCATTCGCTGGTACATGCGAACCAATGACTTCAGGCCGATTCGTTACGTCAGCAATGGCGCGATGGTCCCCGATTCTTGCGGCGGGTATCCAGTAATGGAAATGCCCGACAAAATGCCGAAGGATATTGATTACGGCTGGTATATCGCTCGGGCGAAAAAGATGCTGTCAGACATGGGTTACGGAAACAAGTTTAAGCAAATGGAGTTATTCGTATGAAAGAAATGCGCAAGGCATTTTTCGAGTGCATGGAATTGGTCTACGGTTTTAATCCAATTCCAGATCATCAGCTTAGTGATATCGTTCGCATTTTCATTATGGGATGGTGCGAAAGCCTACGGGAGCATGACGATTTTCCTGCGATTCAAAAAGTTGCCCCTTTAATGCTTGAAGTTGCCGATTCTCGCTGGAAACCCGACGATTCCTGGCGATGGTGGCTCAACAGCAATTAAACTCCGTAGAGCCGAATGTTATCTAGCAAGCCGCCTTGTCCAAAACTAGGATTTGGATTCAAGGCTCTGAATTCTAATCGAGTTGTCGTACTGGTGGCTTTGGCGAGATTAATTTCAAAATACTGCCAGTCTGTTTCAGTAACTTGACGCGAATCAACAGTAAATGTTTGAACGTAAAGACCGTTCCAGTAAAGTGCGATAGCGTTATCGACTTCGTTTAAGCCGGGGCGACCTGAGTAGTTAAGCTGAAGTCGGTAACGTCTATTGACGGTAGTGGTAAAATCTCGCCACATGACCTTTTGACCATCCAGTTCGCAATGCTTGTCGCCTTGCGCTGCCGGTCCAATTCCAGCGACATTGTTCTGAATTTCCACACCGTCGATGGCGCTGGTTGTGAATCCGCCAGGATTAGGTACTAACAAGAAACCGCCAGCAGGCACGTTATGTTCTTCGAAGTCAGCCGTGAAGATGGGTTCAAGCTCGCCGTCGATGAGTCCGTTAATGTAATCTGTGTCGTGACTGTAATATCGATCATCATAATTGATCGCATTCATCTTAATCGTGAAATTGTCTTTTGGCTCTTTTTCTTGAACCAAAAACGCTTTTTCCCTTGGTGAATCGTTTGCCGTGATGATGTAAGTGGTCTGAGCATATCGCTCAAGTTCCATGACCAAAGGCAATTTTGGCGGCTTGGATAGAACAACTTCGTATTCGTTCGGAACTGAGACAATCGGCAGCAACTCGACGGTCTGATCAAAGTGCTGAATTGCCATCGTGTAAGACTTACCGGCGACCGGCACAAAAGGCTGGCTCAAGCCGATGTTGAGTCCGTTCTGCGACATGATTTGCCCGTCAACAGTGTCAGGGCGAGTGTTGTCAGCAACTAGAATTCGGTCGTTGATTACCAGCAGCGAAGCCTCGGCAGTCGCTTCAAACTCAACCCCGACATTTTGATAAAGGATCTTCTGGTACGTTCGCCAGGCATGAAAATGAGCCTGTAGTTCGCTCTGAATGCCTACAGATTGGACCTTCTTTGGATTGACCGCTGATCCATCCTCGGGGATCAGGAAATTGAGAGTCGCGCCATCCTCTTGATCGATGTATTCAAAATCAACACCGTCATTGTCTTCAAAGGTGCCAAACTGAATAGTTCGCTGCTCGCTGCGAGGGATTTTGTTTCTATGATTGAACAGCATTCGGTTGACGGTGCTTCGCTGTTCAAACTTGAGTCGAATCTTGCTACCAAAACGATAGGCTTTGCAGAAAATAGCTTCGGCAATCGAACTGACTGTTTCTTCAAACGAAAGATTTGCGTCATCGAAAGTGTGATTAAATCGCAAGATTTGATCCGTTCCGAAGTAATCAATTATTCTTGCGACTTGACGGTCAATGTTGTCAAAATCAACTTGGCTTACATTTCTCCTTCCGATGTAAGGATCAAGGCAAGCGGCAATCAGAATAAGCCGAGCATCACTTGTGGGATAAAGCTCGGTTGTTAGCTGATCGATTGTTCCCGTCACAAGAGCCGGAATCTTGCGAGTTGCATGGCAGTTCAGCTTGCGTTCTTTAATCGAGAGCGCCCCGCTGGTTGCGTAAGTCTTGGCATAAATTGTCGTCACATTCCCAAAGTCAGATTTAGTGACGTATTCCATGATATAAAGATCCCGCCATTGGATCTCGTCGATGATTCGCCCTTGGAACTTTTTGTCCATTGGAGTAAGTCGTCTTGCTCTGACTTCCCAATAAGTTCCCTTTGTATTGGCATTAGGCGCAACTGTGTATTTAAGCGTTGCCGCTCGACTATTGCGAAGTGCAGAAGAACCGATAACGGTAACTTCGCCATCCTGCATTGGCCCAATTACATTTCCATTTGCATCTACTGGAGTAAATTGAACTTCAATCTCAACATCAAACTGAGTTTGCTTCTTACCGTTGTCTTTGTAAAGACCGTTGACTGCAACAAAATTGCAATACAAGGCGTATGGATCTTCGACCGTGAAAGGCCCAACCCACTTCTCAGCAGTCGAGTAAATTGTCGGGCTATAGAATTCGGTTTGGCTGTTTGGGAAGTTGGTCAGGTCGGCCCATTTTGGATTGACTAAAGCCGGATTCACCAAGCTAATGCTTTGTCCAGTGACGGCGAGGACTTTGTAAGTGCCATCCAGGTTAACCGTGATTTCATTCTTGGTGTAGGTAGAATCCTTGATTGTCAGGTCATCATCGACGGCAAAGTATTCTTCGAAGTTCAGTTCGCCGGTGTTGACAATCTGATCCGGCCAAACAAAGGCTAAGTCGTTTTCGCCTTCAATTTCACTGGCGTTAGGCGCTCGAAGAACTTGACCATTGACCGAGTTGCTTTTGCTAGCAGTCCAGACTCGTTCTGTAAACGGAGTGCCGATAGTCAATTCCGGTCCAGCAAGAGTGTGTGGGCTTGTTCCCGGCCCATAGACCATCACGCTTGTGCCAGCAATATCCTCAATCGGAGTAACGTCATCCAGAACATCCTCGATCAAATAGCTGCCTCTGCCCACACAGAAGTAGGCATATTCGACTTCGCGGTGATTCTCAAACACCATGAAAGGCTTGGCGATCAAGTCAGGAGTTGAGCGAACCTTGCCGAAAATATCTGGAATTCGCTGAAGCGGTCGAGCCTCGTTGATTCGATTGCTCAGACCGTTGTTCGGACTATTCTCCTGAGTGTTCTTTGGAACAGGCGGCTTGGGTCGCAGCAAATAGCTGATCAGCCCGAGCAGCAGAATTCCAAATAGCCCATTGAAAGCCGTAAACAAGCCGATGAAAAAGAAACTTGGATAGGTGACGATGTAAATCGTTCCCTCAAGTTTATTCAAAGCAAGAATCTGTTCCTCGTTTGTCGGAGTAATGTCGGATTCTTGGGTTACGACATTGTGATAAATCCGAGTGTTGTCAGGAAATTTACTCCACCTGGACATTATAAATTCGATGACGTTCTCAGTCTCAAACTCTTGCCAAGTCTGCGAGTCAAGTGAATTTTCGCCAATGATTACTTTTTTCAGCATAGGTAAAAATTCCACTTGGAGTAACACTGAGAGACGCAATCAAAATCGTCAAGCCTAGCGCCGCCATCGGTCAGATGAAAGACATTGCCATCTGTCCAGATAGCAGCGTGGGGAGGAGTGTTTGGCTTTTGGAAAAGCACAATGCAAGGTTCGACCGGCTTGTCCAGCTTGATCAAATCTTTGCGATGACGCATTGCCTCATCGAGCTTGCCGCTATTCCAGGCACAGAGCATTCCAGCTAAATCTGTCCCGGCAAGTTCGAGCCAAACGTCTCGAACGAAGTGCGAACAGTTGTAGTCGCGGGAATCGTATTGCTTGGAAAAGAACTTGTCGAGATTGATCATAGAAACCCACGGAGCATTGGGAATCTTTGAAACGTGTAAATCTCTCCAGTTCGACTTATATTTAAGTTCGGGGCTTTAGCTTCGAATGCTGCTCCTGTTTTGGTAAAGGTAAATTCGGAACATTCTAGGTAAAGCGGACCCTGCAAGATCGATTCCAAATCATCCGAGCGGTAGGTTCGGAAAATGATCTCAGGCCGAATGCTAAATCCGTTGTTCGCTGCAACCAAATCCAACTCTTGCGGCAAAGCCTCGCCCAAATCGCCAAATTCAATTTTGAATCCAAAGTCGAGGTCAAGACTGCTGCCAGATGGAGTAATCTTCAGTGGATAGTAATCGAAAACAGCGTAGGTGCCATCTTCGAGTCTGACTGTTACACCATCGGTCTTATTGCGCACGACACGATGAGTCTGGCTGAAATTGGGATGTTTGAACTCAACCAATTCCAGCAAGACAACATTTGAGTTTGAATTCAGAAAGAATTCTGAAAGCCGAGACATTAGGCATTACCGGCATTGAGAGTAAAGGTGCTTACCGTAACTGTACCACCTGAAGTAATCGAAGTTGTGTCCAATGTCATGTCCCCACCACCACCAGTTGCGGTTACAGAACCTTGGATATGACAGGTTGTGCCAGTCGAATCATATACGCGAAAATGACCTGCTGTTCCGGTAGCATCAGCCGATGTATCAGACCAAGTGCCAGACTTAGCCTTGCTTGCCGAAGCCGCTGCTGCCATCCAGTCGGAAGGCAAAGTCATTGTAACAAGAACAGTCCCCGTATCTGCCGAAGCACAGGTGGCCGGTTTTGAGCCGCTGCGAATTCGAAGAATTGGACTGGTTCCGATTGCGGTTTCAACCGCATCAAGTTTTGCGTTACGAACAGTTGTTGAGTAATTGATTGCCATGATTGCTCCTATTCAATTCCAGTACCAGTTGCCGTTAAAGAATCTGCATCTTCAGTTGCCGTTAGAATTGCATAGTTAGCAACGCCAGCAGCAGTTCCATCTGAAGTGATTGTATCGGTATCTTCTGTAATCGAAGCGACTGCGAGAAGTTCTGGCACTTGAGAGTTGCCGGTAATTGTAAACGAATCGTCGTCTTCGTTGACATTGAACGAAGCGAGAATTCCAAATGGGAAAATAAATGTTCCGTCAGAACTTAAAGTATCGTCGTCCTCGGTCGCGATCAAAACAGCAAGCGGGTAGCCCACAGCGGGAGTCGTTGAATAGCTGTCAATCAGAGATTGATTTCCGACATGATCTGGACGTTTTGGAATAACTTCAAGATCAGCTTTGACGCGATATGAATGACCACTAACTTCAGATAGTTCAAGTGTATCTTCGATAAATGCGCAGACATATTCTTGACGATAATGCTTATCGACAACCAACTCCAGGATGAAAGGCAAAGAGCCCTTCATTGTCGCGGTATCGAAAAAAGCTCGGAAGTAATCGTATTCGTTTCGGTCGAATGACCAAGTTACCTGAGCTTTCGAGGCAGTATTGATAACGTCTGCTCGACGGCGCGATAAGCCGCCTTCCAAGGCGACTGACACGAAGCTAACGCCATCCTTGACGCTATAGCTTTCCGATTCTGGTGGAATGGCGAACTTTTGCATTAGCGGCGACGACGAGTTTGGGTTGAGTCATTAAGCGATTTGCTGATTCGACTGTTAGCGTTGCGAATTTCATTAGCTACGAGACGAGGTGTGCGTTCTTGCACAGTTCGCTCGGCAACCTGAGTAGCAATGATTTCAACATCGGTTTGGTTGATTCGACGAACCTGGATATTACCATCGGTGTAATTCTTGACCGAGACATTCATCTGGACGTTGCTTCGACCGGTCGAAGTGGTTGTAACATTTGCCCCTCGCTTCATTGCTTCGAGGACAGGCCGATTGCGTTTGGTCGCACCGGCTGGCATGACAAATTCTTGACCGTGGACAAAGCCTGCAACTTGACCTGTAGGCAGATTACCAGTGTAACCGCCAGCAGCAAATCCAAAGCCGCCCATGCCGCCCATCATGCCGCCCATCATACCACCCATACCGCCAAATCCACCACCGAAAATGGAGAACAGCATCTTTTGGAAAAAGCGATTCAAGAAGAAACGAAGCAAATCATCGACGATTGCTTTGAGCATCTTTTTGAACTCGAACTTGCCAGTATTCGTGAATTCGATAATCGCGTCAGTAACGTGACCGAAGGCTTGCTGGGCAAGCTGCATGAAAGTACCCATCGCGTCACCAGTCGCGTTGTTGAGCCCATTCATGCTATTTGTGGCTTTATTTCCAAAGTCTGCGGCAGCATTCCCAGCGTTGCCATACAAAGTAGCCATTTTTGCCAACAATTCGTTTTGTGTACGCAAACCGCTTCCGAGATAATCGTAAATGCCTTGCCCGATTGAACCCAGGCCTTGCATTCCAAGCGCACCCATTGGGAACATAGCTGTTCCAATTTGACCAAGACCAGCCGCCGATTGTTTTCCAGACAAACCCAAAATTGCACTTGCCGCTCCACCAAGACCACTTAAAGCTCCCAAAACAGTATTGATTGCAGATAGAAGTTGGTCTAACAAACCTTTAATATAAGTGATTGTAACATCCCAAAGGTTAGAAAAATAATTAAGTGCGCTTTGAGCTTTTTCGTTAAGAACATCATAAATACCTGAAAGTTGATTAACTAATGTCAATTCCCCTAAATATCTTTGATAAGCATTTTGTTTGCTAAATTCAATAACTCTATTTTCGATTTGGTCAAATACAGCAGAAATTTTAGGTAAATTTTCTTGCCAATTTTTTAAGAACTGCTCTCCAAAAGTTAAAAGAGTTGGGTATTTTTCAGGAGTTATTGTTAAAAAAGAATCAATTTTTTGCTGAATAGCTGTTATTTCAGCATTCATTGAATCAGCATCATAAGTAGCTGTTGGAATGTTGGCGTTTAGAAAAGGTATATTATTTATTGCGTTGATAAATTTGTTGTAAATTTCAACAAATATCGGACTGATATGACTAGAAATAATTTTTACAAATTCTGATGCTGCCCAAACAATTCCTCTTGCAAACTGCTCTGCTGCTAGACGAGAGCCTTCGGCAAGAATTGCAACAAATAATTCCGCTGGATTTCTTCTTCGAAAATCATCAGGTAGTTCTTGTCCGTTTAGCTTACTTTGTTGAAAAAGTATACTTCTTCTTTCAGGATCAATGTTTGGTTCACCAGTAATCAATTTTCTAGCAGCACTATATGCTGAAAACACATCGCGTAATGTTTGGTAAACCGTAATAATCAGAGTAGTAATGTTCTGAATTATTTCTCTTAAAAACTTGTAAGCTGGCAAAAGAACATAATCAACAATGTTTTGACCGAAACCTTTAGTCACATTGACATTGAAAACATCTGATAAAAATTCAGAAATAAGCCTATAAATACCATATACAACGTCTCTGAGAGTGTAAAAGTTCTGTCCAGCAACGTAAATTTTGTCGCCAAAAGCTGTCATGTAAGCGACTATAAGACCAAGCATCGAATAAACAGTAAACAATCCTCCTGTAAAAACAGTAAGAGCGGTGTAAATTGTTGCAATTCCAGCAACAAAACTCCCAAGAAGCACACCTTCGATCATTCTTAAAACTTGAGGCAAATTATTTGAGACGTAATCAATCATCTCAATGACACTTTTGCTAAATCCCCATTGCTTATCTAACTTTCCAAAAAAAGCAACTAGATTATTTTGTAAAATTGTCAAAGATTGCCCAATAGTCACTGGTAAATCTTTGAACGCAGCATCAACCGAAGGTTTGATAGCTCTAAATGCTTTTTGCAGCATTTCGATATTGATCTTACCATCGCGAGACATTTCATAAATGTCTTTTCGACTCTTACCAGCGGCTTTGGCAACAGCGTCAAGGATCTGAGGCATAAGCTCTGCGACCGAACGGAATTCGTCACCATCGAGCTTGCCCTTATTGAATGCTTGCGACAATTGCAAGAGAACTGCACCGGCTTCTTGAGCCGAGGCACCGTTCATTGTGAGCAGTTTGCCCACAGTTTCAGTAACGTCGAGGGATTCGCGTTGAGACGCACCGACCGCAGCCAAAGCCATATCGAAGCGACGATATGCTTTAGTCATGTCCCCGACTGGCACTCGGGCTCGATTAGAAACTTTGAAAAGTTCGTTTTGAACAGTTGTGAGTTGTTGACTGTTAGCTGTCACTCCAGACAACTGATTTCGCATTACCTGGAAAGCATCAGCCGAATCCAGAATACCCTTACCAACACCAGCGATAACAACGATACCCGAAACTGTTCGCAAAGTCCGAATTAGCGAAAGCATATCGCTGTTAAGCAGCATTGCTGAACTTCGCAAGCCTAACCATCTTCGAGTAAGATTCCCTGCGCCAGTGATTACACTATTATAAGCCGCTCGTAATCGGCCCAACGCAGTAACTTTTTGAGAAACTTGATTACTAGATGCCCTAGCCGCAATAGCACTAGCGGTAAGAGCCCTTGCCAATCTATTTACATTGGTCGTTGTGCCAGTAAGACTCTGTTTTAATGCTGTGATTTGGATATGTGCAGCTTTAGCAGCAGCAGCAATTTGCGCCAGCTTTTTGGCGATGGAGTCGTCAATCCTATCGCGAATCTCAATGTCAATCCGATTACTCATTGGGATCTCACTTCAGGATTAGTTTAACTTTTTTGGTCGCCAAGTTGCCCTTAATCACGGCTCTTGCAACAAAGCCAGCTTTTGGTTTGTGGCTACTTTCCAAATAAGTAATGTAATCGACATTGTTGGAAATATGCAAAACTTGGCGAGATTTATACATATTGATTATCTTGCGACCATAAGCAATGGTCTGGGCTCGGCTCGCTGCTTCAGTTGAGCCTTTTACGCCTGGAAAGTGAGGCGGAATCAGATTTACAGGGCTGTAGCCGATACCCACAGTCCAGTTCGATACAGAAAGAGAAGTATCGACAGGATTATTTTTTGCCAGATCGATTAGGACTGCCCGAGCGGCAGCTTTAACGTACTTAGCGGATTGATCGGAAATTTGCCGACCAATCCGCTTAACGTATAACGATAAATGATAGAGAGTCGGTTCTGCCATCATTTACCCTTTTTCGCTGGCTTGCTGCTTTTACTTTGCTGCTTACTTTTCTTGTCGGCAAACTCCAAGAACTTGCGGTCCAAAACCTGAACGTAGTAAATCAGGTCTTGTTCCTCAAATCCAGTTACACCGTAGTGTTCTGCATAAGCAAAAATTGCTGTTATCGGAATCGGCCCAGGTGCAAAACCAACTGAGCGACAAGAATTAAGTTCGCAAAAAGCCTCGAAGTAGAATTGCAAATCAAGCGGTAGCTCAGGAGCATTTTTGAGCCGGTCAGGAATATCTCTTCCGGCTCGTCGTGCTTGCTTTGCAATCATGTCGTCCAATTCCCCGATTGACAGTTCGTAATCGAGGAATTCGGTTAGTTTTTTGCGACTTCCTCCCGGTCGTCAATCTGGTAGTTGGAAATATCGGTAGCGAACAAGGAGAGGAGATCAAAGAGCGCCGGAAATTCATCAAGCAGCATCTTGGCATTCTCTTTGTTGTAGGCAAGCGGTTTTTCACCCTTCTTCACCACAACATTTTCCCAACCGAGAATGATGCTGTTGACAAAAACTTCCTTGGTCAACTCTTGAGTCATTTCGACGTTGTTGGCACCAACTCGCTTGCCCCGAGCAAGCCGAGCAGATTCCTTGAGGAATTGCTTGTTGCTGCTGCCAGCGTAGGCAAGCAGAAACTTCATTTCCCCATCATCGGTTTTGTCAACAACGCACCAGGCTCCTTGAGTCTCCAGTTCCTTGCTCGTACCAAACAAATCCTTCAAAGCCATCGTCAGGTTCCTTTCAAAATTAGGTCATTGCCAAAGTTGGCAACCAAGTAAACAAAGTTGCCGATAAGGTATAGCCGTTTGCATTTTCAGCAGCCGAACTTTCCAAAGGCAACATAATCGGCTCGTCTTTTTCTACAGTCGCACGACCGTTTCCGAGAGCGAGCAAAGGAATGTCAAAAGTCATTCCAGCATTATCTGCTGCAAGAATTGCATTGAAAGCAACATTGGAATTGCTTCGAACCGCGCTGACAGCTTCGATTGTGTCGAAGTAGCAATTTAGTTCTCCACCAACTTCAAAGTCACCAACTTTTACGTCAAAGTTACCAAGTTCGCCAATTGCTTTCAAACCAGCAACATTGTTGTTGATTGTGATATTGCCATCCATGACGTAACCAAACAACGAAGTTGGAGTAATTGTCGTTGAATCAACAACGTACAATCGCATTTGGTAAACATCACTTGAAGTATTAAAAGCGTCTTCAAGTGCTGCTGCAACCCGAGTTCCACCCTTAACACCATCGACACCCCGGCGCTGCTGAACATCTTTACCCACAAAAGTGAGATCGCAGTTAATCTTATCAGCCGAATCGAAATTCATTGTGAATTCGTTGGCAACGGCACCGACGAGGTATTCGCTCATCAAACCGTTGTCATCGTAGCCAAGACTTCGTTCAAGTTGATAGCTGCGAAGGCGAATCAAAGTTGGGTCTTTTTCGTTTCGCAAAAAAGTACCAAAATAAAGGTTAATCGACTTGCCACTTCCAGCATCGGTTGTGACGGTCCAAGTGCATTCATCAAGGTCGAGGGTAGTGGTTCCGATTGCCTTGACCCTAGCATAACCGTAGTTGCTTGCAAACCGATTCGCCAGCGTGTCAGCACCGAGGTAAATCCATTCGCCAACATTCAAGCCGAGAGTCGCGAACGAACCGGCTGAAATGGTTAGACGAGCGGCACCGGTAGCGGCAGCAATACTACAAATCCCAGAACCGAACTGGTGTCCGATGACTTCGATTCGAGCGCCCGATGCAAAGCTGCCTTCAGTCGAAAGCGCAGGAGTCAAAACTACGTTCGGGCTTGTAATCGAACTGACCACAAAGTTGCCGTTGTTGGCGGCAACTGCCATCCCAGTCATTCGAACAATGTTGCCCACACTAAAGGCCAAGTGACCGCTATCACCGAGGGTAATACCGGTTGCGGCGGCAAAACTGGTGACGGTCAATCGACTGCCTTGCAAGTTGAGGCTGGAAGTCTTTTCGCGAGCATTCGCGAAGAAAAAGCCTTGCATGAGGCGAGTCAAACCGTTTTGGGTCAGGTCGGTATTGAAGCCACCTGAAGCATCCAAATCGGAAATAACGCCCTTCTTGCGTTGACGAGACGAGTTAATTGGATTGCGAGCAAGCAAAGTCAATTCACCACCGAAGTCCTCGTAGGAGTTCGGTTCGAGAGATCGCCAGGTTGCGAGTTCGTTTCCGATGTAATAGGCCGAGCGGAACGAGCGATTGGTGTAACCGGTGACTCGGGAAACTTCGACGATAATCTGATCGCCCGATTGGAAAGTAACGGCGCTCAAGCTCATGTTGAGAACAACGGTCTGGACCACGTTGATTGGACCACCGCTGAAACGACGAGCGTGACCAGCCGAAACTGCCGAAGTAAACAAGCCGGGAGTGTCGCTGACGTAGGTGCCGACATTGGTTGCAATCGTCACACCACCGCGAATATGGTTGATTCGAACGTAGAACTCGGTAAGCACTTCGCGAGTCACCATCGTGATCGCTAAAGCACTCGTACTCACAACGTAGCTCAGACCGATGCCAGAAAGGGGAGGACCGCTACCTGGAGCGAACGAAGTGCCGAAGCCATCTTCGTTGTAAACGATGTTGACCATTTGTGCGGTCCCCGTGGGCAGATTACCCAAAGAGACTTCTTCGGCAAAGGCCAAACCAGTGACGTTACTATCAATTTTTTTGCTAAATGCTGTCATGTTTGATTCCTAGAATACAACGTGATCAAATTCGTATTCCGCGAGTACGTTGGCGCGAAAGTAATTTTGTTCTTCCGGCAATTCTTGGATTCGCGGATTGCGAAACCAAATCTTATTCGGAATGGCTTTGTAAAACGGTTCTGAGGCTATCACTGACAGCGCAATGTCATCGTCTTTGACTAAAGACGACTTTGAGAAAAAAAGCTGAATGAACACCAGTCCGATGTTCGTATGCCTTTTTCCATATTGCTCGACGACCGGACCCCGCATCGAAGTTTGTTCATTGGAAACGGTTTCCATTGAAAACCGTACCCAATGCTGCGTCTTAGGTGGGGGCTCTTTAACCTCCCTGTTCCACCATCGAACTTCCGGCTCATAACCCACAATAGTAGGGGCTTTGAGTCGCCAATGCTCGTAAAAATGCGAGCAAATCGCGTTTCGAGCATCGCCAATGTTCATTGGGCAAGTTCTATCAGGTAAACAAGGGTTTTTGTTGCGGGCATAATCTTATCATGGATTGCGAAAATGGAAAACTCTTGTCCATTTACTACAACCGAATCTCGCAAAGTTGGCTCAAAAGTCTGCTTTGCCATATAGGCTTGTTGGTATCCTTCGCTAACTCCAGTTTCTTTGCGATATTTCAAATAAGCCCAATCTTTCAAATCGTAAGGTAAAAGCAGCATTCGCACCGGATATTCAACTACGGTGCCTGCTGTTCCAAGCCAAGGTTGATTGGGAAATGTATTGTTATTGCCGCGACTTTTCCAAACGGCATTCGGCCCATCGGGAGTAAACTCCTCGATGAGAGCAATGACAGTTGCTTGGAGATCATCGTAAAGGTCTGCCATGCTTAAATCCTGACAGTTTTAACGAATGCCCCATTCCCACAGGCTGAGAAAAGCGGTTTCAACAGGTTTTCCACAGTGGGTATTCGGTAAGTGCCATCACTGGTAATGCCAGTTGTATAAGCGGCTTTATCGGAGTAGTGCATTTCGATTGGCCCAACAATCTTGCGGGTAACTGGGCCTGCATTCATCGAACTTGTCGGAGAAGGCGGGAATAAAGCCGAGCCTGAATTTATAGCAATTGCCAGTTCAACTTGAGCCTTTTTTAACTCAACAGGAATCTCATCACTGGCAAACTCCTCGCAGTCAATGTAAACATCCTGGCGAGGCCACTGGAGAGCTTGCGTGGCAAGAGTTTTCGAGCCTTGAAAGCTGGCTCGTTTGGCTTCGAGCCAATCCATAGCTCGAATCAAATACTGCTCAAGAGTCGTATCCGATGCCGGAAGCGTGTAATTGCGCTCTAGCGCGTAAGCTCTGGCATAGATCGTATCAACATAAGAATTTGCATTCGCTACTCCGGTTCCATCTTCAACAATTAGTGGCATAGCGAATCTCTAATAAAAACCGATCCGGCAGGGTCTTAACCCTTACGACCGGATCGGCCCCGACGATGGGTATCCTAACGCTTTTTGCTAGGTGAAAATGCCGCCATATAGCTTTTGAATTGCTGTTCCAGGTCAAACCGTTCGCGATGCTGTTCAAGCCAGCGTTCCTTCTCATACGCGAGCAATTCGTGAAGTTCCGGCGATTCTTGGGATTGAGGATAATCCTTTGGTTGCGGAGCTTCTTCAAGTTTCGTTTCCGAAACAATGAATCGTGGATCTGTTTCAACAAAACAAAGAAACTGGTGTCCTTTTTTCAGTTTGTCTTTGTGATTGGGCGAAACATTTGCGAACCAAGCATTCAGTTCGTCTTGCGAACCGATCACTTCGGATTCTTCGAGGACTTTTGCGTATCCCTTAGAATCCACCAATTGCAGTTGATACCGCCCAATCACAAATTCTGACATATTGCACCTAAAACAAACCCATCGTCGAGAATAAAACTTAGTTAGTTAGCAAGAAAGCCATCGGAACATTCTTGCGGGTCAACTGTCGTCGCCAGTTTGCAGCAAGCTGCAAATCGGCAATGGTCTGCTGACCTGAGTTACCGGTTGCGGTCGCATTCAGATTCGAATGTCCGAACGGATGAATCAACCAAGTTTTCCGAGTCCAAATCTGCTCCTCACCACCACCGTGACCGGCAGTAGCTTCGCGAACAACTTCAGTCGGAACTGGCGGGGTTGCTTCACCGAAACCAATTGCACCTTGGCCGAACAGAACACTCAGGTATTTGAAGCCCGAGGTCGTACCGGCAATGACCGGCAGCGAATCGTCAACGATCACTCTCTTGCCCATGAAAGTCGGGATCAGCAAAGTGCCTTGCGAATCGCGAATGAAGTCAATGTCGTCCAAGTCAACCATTTGCTTGTAAATGAATGAATGGACAGCCAATGCTGACAGCGAATCGACCGCATCACCCATCGTGAACATTGCATTGACAAATGCAGCGCGGGACCAGCGAGTAGAAGCACTTTGACCACCGGTGGATTCAGCAGCGATGCTGATCACCATGTCCCCAGCGGTGCCAGGAGCGCCAGCAGCAAAGTTACCGGCGACATTGGCAGCGTAAACGCCGCGAGCGGTCGCGATAACCCGGCGTTGCCATTGGCGAAGCCAGTATGCCTCGATTCGTGAGCGAATTCGAGTCATCGGATCGGTCGAAGCCAATTCAGCAGCAAGATCCATTACCGACCAACCTTGGTTGAGATAATTCTTGCGGCAAAGCTGTTCATCCTGAACAATCTTCTTCGGGCTTGCCAAAGTCGATTGATCCGAACTGGTATTTGCTTCGTCCGACATGGTAATGTCGCGCCAGAACGGCAGTTCTCCGCTTCGACCAGCCGCAGCAGCGACTTGATTAAAAAGGGTGGCTTGAACAACAGCACCCGATTCAACAAAAGCTGTTTTTTCAGGAGTGTTTTCGTTTGGAAGATCGTTATAGACAACAATGTCCATAATGTCAGCAAGTTGCACAGTAGCCATTAGCTAAATCCTTATTTAGTGAGGGTATCGCGTTTTAGACGCTCGTATTCTTGGGGGTTTTCCTTGCGAATCTGAGACAATTCAGATGCAGAAAAATCGGTGAATTTTTTGCCTTGCGTCGAAACTTTCGCGCCTCCGACATTACCGTGACCACTGGCACCTGTCGCTTTGCTGCCGACGATTATAGCACCGAAGGCTGGATTTGCAATAAACTCCTTTTGCAAATCGTCAACGCTACCAATTGATAATTCACCGTTAGAATCTAATACTCGGATTTTTGGCAAATCCTCATTCATGTCAGCTTGGAGTCGAGCTTTAACATGCGGTAAAAGTAAAGTGGCAGCATTGGCATCAACACCAATTTTTCCTGCAATTTGATTCGCGACTCGATCCAATTCAGCTTTGGCAACAGCTTCGCGGTATCGAGTAAGCTGATCGCTTTGCTGCTTTTGCATTTCAGCGATCTTTGTTTCAAACGATTTTTGAATAGAAGAAATATCACCCGACTTACGGGCTTTTTCCAATTCTGCTTCTTCTTGAGCTTTTTTCAAAGCATCTTGCTGGCCTTTGATTTCCTCTTGTAGCTTTTTCAACATTGACTCAGCTTCTTGGCGAAGTCGTTTTTCATGCTCCTTAGCATTCAGGAGAGCAGCAGGGTCTTTTTCGACAACATAACCTTCAATGTCGATTTTGTAGTCGTTTCCTTCTTTGACGTACAAAGACTTCAGACTTTCATCAAGAGATTGAAAATCGGAATCGGAAATTTTAGCTTTCAGGGGCATAGGTACTACCTTTCGTGGTTACTAACCAATTAAACAACATCTGGTTCATCTACCGGTGCCGAAGTGGCAACAGGCTGAATCTGAACCGCATTTTTCATTTCCATGTCGGCAACGATTGCTGCCCGAGCCTCGTCATCGTTAAGAGTTGCAATGCCAGAACGACGAAGTGTTTGGCGAAGTTCGGTGAAGGCGATTCCCGCGCCGTTGTAGCATTCTAGCAACCAGCGAATTTCTTCGGCAGTCAGGGCAGTCAAATCAAAGTTCTTGTTGAGCGAGAATTTAATCTCACCAGAATTGCCCACAAAGGATTGGCAATTCGCCAGGCTGGCAATGATTGCCAACTCGACGTTATCTGCGATATTGGTCAGCACCGAAGTTTCAGAAGCGTTTTGAATCTCAGCCTCGGTCGCGGTCTGCTGAACCTTTCGTTGTTCTACAAGTTTTGCCCCCAAAGCCACCATCTGCTTTTCTTTATGAGCAAGGGCTTCATAAGCAAGCGTATTCGGAGCTACTTGAAGGAGCTTTGCATCTGCATTTGGTGGGAGTGGAACCGAGCCTCTTGCCCCCAAGTAAACCGTCCCGCCAAGAATCTCGCTCACCCAGCTTTCGGTCAATCCGATAAAGACCGGAGTTGGTTGACCAAGCATGAAAATAGATTCTTCGTAGTCAGCCGAGTTCCGGTAATGAGCGATGTTCAGAATCGCAATGTCATAAATCGGAGGCGAATCGACTTTCGCATCGTTATTTTCCGAACCAATAAATTCAAACGGGATCTCAGTTAGCGGATTGCCGTCAACGTCTCGAACGATGAATTCTTCAACGGCGACATTCTCTTTGTCGGCAACATTGTAAAGCCGGATTCTGCAAACACCTTCGTCCAAGTCGATAACGCGAAACTGCTCATAAACTTCGACTTTGAATGTGTCTGACAATCGCTGCTCGAAGTATTCGCGAAGAATTACCATCGTGAGCTTTTCTTTGCCGCCGATGATCTTTGTCTCCCAGTTCACAATGTCCCAAGGAGCAAAGAAGCGAATCGTAGGCTGAACATTTCCGTTGCGAATATCAGCAACGCTGACAACCGATTCTGTTCGCGGATAATCGCTAAGTAACCCACAGCGACCGTAAGCAAGCGTGTGATAGCAGCAAGTTTTAGCAAGCTGTGAGAGGGTCAGTCCCTTGCCGTCAGCATTGCTTTCAAGGGGCTGAAGATTTTCCGGCAAGTCCATGACAGGCGCTCGCAAGAAAATATGACCGACCAAACCCTGAACAGTTCGATTGGTGACGTTGTAAAACATCGCCCGTTGCAAGTAAGTCTCGTACCTGGAAATGTTATCCTCGCTTTTGTCGCTCGGATTCGGCATCGGCAGATACTTTGTCGTCTTGCGCTTCACAGCGTATTCGCCAGCAAGAACGTCCCGAATCAATTCGTATTTGGGAAGAAAATAACTTAATTCTTCGCGAGGCTCGCTAACCAAATTGGTTGCCGAGTAAACTGAGATTACGTCAGAATAAGACAGAGCCATGATTGCTACCTTGCGAATTGCACTTTGATTTTTTCAGCAAAACGGTTATTTGCCTTCAATACTCGATAACGAACCGCATCGTAAAGATGATCTTCGCTGTCAGTATCAACATCGTCAGGAACTTTTGGATCTCTCGGTAAGGCAGGTAAAGTTTCAATGCAAGCCTTACAGTTTCGCATGAAATAAATACCCGGCTTTTCTTTTACCTTTGAGGCTTGTAGGCGATCTCGAAAAAGTTGCAAACCGTTGAGCCGCGAACCTGGCGATTTGTCGCACTCAGTCCAGCGAATTCCTTGGTCTGCCATCAACTTCTCAATCGTATCGACTTCACTTTCCCGAACATCGCGAATTGAGTTATCGGCTGGTCCAGGCATTGGAGTTCTAGCGATCCATTGCTCTGACTTCAAAGCAGATTCAATTCGCAGGATTTCCCGAGCAGTATCTTTAGCCGACATTCGATTTCCACGATTGGTTCCAATCGCTTCAGTCCCGTAAAGTTCCTGAATGGCGATCAAACTGCCTCGCACCGGATTGAACTTGGAACCGTTAGGTAAAATTACTTCTTCGCCATTAGCCTCGGCCCACCAAATACAAGCGTGAGGCTGGCTTGATCCCCAGTCAAAAGACCGGTCAATTAGCCAGTTTGAAGGAACTTTGAAACGATCAACAACATGCACGTTGTTATACCAAAGATCGTCAATTGCTCCACCGGAATTTACAGCCCAATCGCCTTTAATCCAGGCAGCGTAAAGATTTGGGTTGTTTTCGCACAATTCCATCAAACCAGCACGATAAACCGAATCAAGATATGGGTTTTCAAAAAAGTTACCAAAGATGGCAACTTGAGTTCGGATAACCTCAATGTCTTTGTTGTGCAAGCTATCGTGCATCACGATTTTTCGCTCAACAATCTGACCGGCAGGTGCAGGATCAATGAATCGTCGCTTGACCCAGTTGTGTCCAGGTCCATTGGGATTGGTCGTGCTAAAGACTTCCAGCGGAATTGAAGGGAGAGGATTGCCGTCACTTGTCAAATAGCGAACCTTACCCCCAATAAGTGTTTTGGGAGTGTGTTGTTGGGGAATGAATGAGCTACGATTGACCGACATGAACTTGTCGTAGAGATCGGCAGTCGGTTGCTTGGTTAATTCGTTCCAGCCAATAAACGGGTATTCGTGACCGTGAAATGAGTCATAATCGTCGATGGTTTTAACGTGCCGCAGTAGCAATTCTTCGCCGGTCGGCCAAACCCATTTGTAATCGTTTGCTGACTTCTTCCACTCGCAGCCATCATCGAAACGGGGAAAGAAACGATTGCCTTGGGCAACCAGGTCGGAAAGGTTTTTGAATTCGCGGTCGAAGATAACCCCGCGCCAGAATGAACCGTACCCCATGCCCACACGCTTGCGGAATCGCATCAGTTGGGTGATCGTCTTGCCAGGACCGCGAGCGCCATGAAACAGAGTGTGATGGGCTCTTGTGTCAATCGCGAAAGACTGAGAACTGTTGGGGATTGGTTGCCAAACAACTTCAATCGGAATCTTTTTCTTTTGAATCATATTCGATTGAGGTGATTGCTTTTTGTTGATTTAAGAGTCTGTTTCTCCATTCATCGTCATCGCCATTGTCTGAAATAACCATGACTCGTTGAATCAGGTTATTCTGACTATTGTTGTTGACGATCTGAGGCTTCTCGATAAAGCCTCGGACTTCGGCATAAAGCCGCATCAATTTTCCATAGTTTTCATCGTCTGGAGAATTCTGAGCCCTGTCCCAGATCGAGCGAGCCGCATCGGCCTTTGTGGGAAGAAAGGCATCTTCGCCATGCTCTGCCACAAGCTCTTTTTGAATCTCAAGGACTTTCGAGTCTCCCGGCCAATGCTGGGAAATGTACGCGCATCTCCCAACATCGCCAGGATAAATCGAACTTGCCGCCGCCCATGTTTCTTTTGGGTGATAAAGCAGATATTCAGCGAATTTACGCTTATCTTCTAGCTCGTTCGCAAAAGTAAATGTAGGTGGCGTAAAAGCGTTCATTTACGTTCCGAAAGCAATCTTTCAATATGCTTTTCGTAAATTTGGCAAGTGTTTTGCATTTCTTCTTGATACGTTTCGCGAATGTCTTTTAAGTTTCGTTCAAACGTATCGAGTTGACGTTTTACTGTTTCATCAAATTTTTGCTGAATGTCCGGCAGACCGTAAACAATCAAATACCAAGCTAAACCGCAAAATCCAGCACTAGCTCCAGCTTGCACCCACCCTTGAACATCACCGTGATTTACGGGAACTGCTGGAGTTGCAGTAGTTGCTATTTCTTGAATCAAAGCGAATAGAGAAAAGAAAAGGTCCATCCACAATGCCCTTATCGAAGATTAAACCAAGCCCTAGGAAAAATACTAGAAAGCAAATTTTGCATTCGAGTATTAACGCCAGTCGCGGCAAAATTCTTCATCGCTGTCATTCTCCCCTGCACTCGCAGAGCCCTCTTTGTAGCTACTCGCTCCAAAGGACGGGATGAACTTGAGAACACGATGGTCTGAACGTCAGAGCATTGAATTTCAGACTCGCAAACATTTTGAAAAGTAACCGATGGGATGGCGCAAGTCGTCGGAGCAAGCCTCGGCAAAATCACTTGGCGAACTGATCGCACCCTTGCTCGCAAGCGGCTGAAGATATTGCGAAGCGGTCGTCGAGAGCCTTGAGTGACCACAGGAGATGAGTATTCGACCACTTCCGACTCAACGGTCGAGTAAGTAATCGGTTCGGACAAAATACTTGTCTGGTAAATAGCAGACGGATAACACACTCCGTTTTCGCACACCTGCGCGGAAGCAATTGAACTGCAAAGAATCAGCAATAAGCAAAGACCATACGAACGAACCATGTCAATCTCCTTTGGTAGGGGCTTTCAATTTTTCAATTTCAGACTCAAGATGAATAACATGCTGAATGATCGCAGATAATTGTTCTTGCAATTTGAATTTGTCAACTACCAAAATTGCAACTTGGTCGTCAGCATTTTTGGAATTCTTGAAAGCCACCCATTCTCGATAAGTTTCGATATAGCCGAAACCCATTTTTTGAGCTAATTCAGTTTCGTCAACTTTTTGCCCAATAAAGGTTCGCTCTTTAGCTGGAGTTGTCATTTTGCAGCATCCGTTAAAGCTAAACCGACTTGATTTACAATTTCAGAATAAACTTTAACGTCAATTATTTTTGCTTTAGATAATTCGGTTTCTAGTAAAATTAGTAACGAATTCCAATTTTTACGTTGGGATTCGATAGGTCGCTTTGCTAAAACATCGCTTCTTACTTTTTGAACTTTTTTGTAGGCTTCGTTCAAGTCTACCGTAGTCAAAGTTGCCGCGACCGCAATGTAGGCTTCGCCCAAAGCCTTCGCTGTGGGCTTGTCGTCAATCGCTATCGCGTTTTTGTAGGCAAGGTCATACCAAGCCTTGAGATTGGGGTCAATCGGCGGTTTGGGGTCAACTGGTGGCTCTATCGGAGCGGGAGTCCCCTCGATGACAACATCGCGAACACTCATTTCCTGGTTGCCGTCTTTATTTGTTCGAATGACGATAACTTTGAACTTTTGGCCGGGGTCGCCAAGCAAAAGCCAAACGTCTTTTTCAAGCTGGGTCAACTGGATTGGATTAAAGCCGACTTTGTTTTGGTCGGTAGCGAAAATCAAATAAGGCGAACCAGTTTCAACTTTAATCCTGACCCCTCGCTTTTGCTGCGGAGCAAGACCTTTTGCCAAAATTATTGCACCAGATTCGTTTTGGTAAACTTCAGCACTTTCAGCTTGAAGATAAACGATTCCTTCAGATGGAACGGTTTGAATCACGGTGTCCTGCGCCATTGCAGCGGTTGCCCACAGGCTGAACATGAGGACGAAGCCGACCGGATTCTTTAGCCAAGCAATGATTTCTTTGATCATTGGGACACCGTAGCCGTAACGAGGGTCGAAGCCGGGAGTTCCTTCGTCCTTGAGGAAACCAGCTTGCTTGAAGAACTGAAGCCATTCGGTGTAGCCGATCAGCTTCGGCAAGCCGATTTGCAGTCGTCGCTGCTGAATCAGGCAGTTGATTCCGGTCTGAATCGGTGTTGCCATCGAGGTTCCCGACATGACGATTTCGCCGGTTCCTTTGTAACTTGCACCAGGGATTTGATGACCGGGACAGGCCGAATCAATGGTTTTGCCGCCACTTGAGAAGTTCGCGACTTTGCCGTCTTGCCCGATGGCACCGACTGTCCACACTTCGTCGTAGCTGCCGGGAGGCCCAATCGTGTTCGCTCCGTTGTAGCCAGCATTGCCAGCAGCGCAAATGTAAAGACTCAGACCGGCGTTGTACGCATCCTTAATTGCTTGCCGGTCTGAAGCCATTTCCGAGCCGGGACTTGAGCCCAGAGAAGCATTCACAAAGTCGCAGCCATCTTTGGCCGAATCGACGAGAGCTTGAGAGATCCCGTCACTTCCGCCAGAGCCCCGAGCATTTAAGACTTTGTTGATTCGCAGAGTCGCTTTGGGCGCAGGCCCATACTCCCATCCCGCAATCAAAGAAGCGACATGAGTACCATGAGAATTATCATCAGTAACATTAGTGCCACCACTGATGTAATTTTTGGTTGATTTAATCTTGGCATATTTGAATGCTGGGTGATTAGTAAGCCCGGTATCGCTAATTCCAACAACAATACCTTCGCCGTCAATTCCTTCTGCATTGAGTTGAGCAAACTCGGTGTAAGGCCAACGATTTAATAAGCTGGCTCGGGAATCAGGACGAAACTCATCAATCAGTGTATCATCGGGTATCCGGTATTCCATCGTCTCACCTGAATAAAAAGAATAAAAAGCTAGGGTGAAGCATCTCACCCTAGCCATGCCGGTCACAGGTAGCTACTCGGCAAGTTTTTTCATTACTTCGACCAAAGCCTCAGCATCCTGGGGATTGCCGTTGAGGTATTCCACCAGTTCTTTCTTCTCGGGGGTGTCGGCAAGCGCTTCGACCTGATCAGCGGTCATGGTGATAACATCGCCTTCGGAAGTCGGATTAAAAGCTCCGACGATGGCTTTCCACAGTTCGATCAACTCGATGATTGCATCCTTGTTGGCGACAATCCACTTGACCAGTTCAAGAAACTTCCCATTCATAGTTCACCTATCGGGTTTGGTCTAAAGACAGCACAGCAGAGCCCCCGAGGATAATCGTCTCACGATTATTCGAACCGTCAGTGGCTTGCAAATCAAAAACGTGTAAACCGTATTCATCCAAAGGCAAAGTGGAGAAAGCGGTATCGGTCCCAGTCAATTCTACGCTAAGAATCGTAGCGCTATCAACCGCACCAGTTTTTGTTAAAAGGATTTCGTCAGTAACCCGATGGCGAATAGTCAAAGTGATTGTGCAACCAGCATAATTTTTCGAGACTGTAAATCGAAGTTTTGGCTTACGAATGTCGTTGTAAGTGTCGCCGCGAATAATGTCGATTCGCTGATTGGACTGACTGACCGGTTGAAGAACAGTTGCTGGAGTTGTGCTAAGGACATTAAGAATTGGTCCAGTTATGTCACTGATCGCATGAACATGCGAACCAGCAATAATCAAAAATTCATCGCCTACAGATGGAGCTGACGTAAAAGCCTCCTCAACAACGATTACACCATTGATATTAGTGTAAGTTAAAATTGGACTGTTCTGCTCGTTAATTGAAGTTGCATTAACCCAGAACAATACGCAATGTTCAAGCGCACCTGTTGGATAATTGACGTTTGTTGAAAATTGAGTTGTTGTTGGAGTTATTGCCGAAGTTACAACACCTTCAACGGTAGTGTTTGCCTTACGAATAAGGTCAATCAATTTTCCAAAAGTGCCAGCAGTTGTATGTTGGCTATACGGTTCATCCCAAACAGCATCGGCAATTTCTCCAGCCGCACCTGGATTAAGATCGCCAACGGCAGCAGCAAATTGAAAAGTAGTTGCTGTATTCTCAGCATATCCCCACCAAGTAGCTACCCCAATCGCACCACTGGTTGCAACCAATTGATAAGTATTTGCAGCTACGTTTGAAAATGTAGCGCGATATACACCTTTTCGGTTTGTCTGTTCTGTTACTGCCGAAGCGGTGTAAGCAATAGTATCCGAACCCGCCGCATAAAGTTTTGCAACGAGCGTCATCCCACTTGGCGCTTCAAATTCAATCTGCTGAGTTGCCATTACAGCCCTGCAAGTTGGTCAAGCGTAGTTTGAGTTTCCAGAATTTCAGCATCAAGTTTTGCAATCGCTTCAAGATTACCAACAGCAATCATGTCTGATTTCTGTCCGTTCAAGTTTTGAAGTTTGTTTTGCAAAATTCGCTTAATCATTTCCAATGTCATGTTACACCAACGGAATAAGTTCTTGAGAAACAGTAGTGGCGTGAGACAGAAGAAATACTACATCGTATTTGTCAGTCCCATCAATTGCAGCGTATGCTGCCATTCTGCATCCGACAGCGGCAGTTCCAGATTGAAGAAAATCAGTTGGGGTGTACGGTGACATAACTCGATTTTTTGAATCAAATCTGAAAATTTGATTTACTGCCGAAGCGGTATATACGTTGATATAGTTCATGCGACCTTCTTGCCCATACGGAGAATAGGTAGCGCAAGTACCTGTGCCAATAGCAACACCACCGTCATAAACAAAGCTGCTTGTCCAAGTTCCTGTAATAGTTCCGGCAATATCTAAAATATCAGCCGTAGCTGCGCTACCACGAAAGAAATAGTTGTACGAGTGTCGAGCATTTCGTGCCGAATCAACTTCAATTCCAAAACTTGGACACCAGAAGTTTCCTGCGGCATTTGCAGCCGGAGCTACACCAAAATAAGTTGTGGACCAAGCGTTTGTAAGAATGTTGTTTGTTCCATTATTAACAGTCGCATCGGTATAATTATAAGTATAAGTTGTAGTGCTTGCGGCTGTACGCAAAACAATCAGGTTAGGCTGCTCAATAACATATTTAGCACTTGAACTTGGAGTAGTTGTCCAGTTTGAACCGAGTGTGTAAACGGGACTTGGGCCTGCTGTATGCGAAGCGATAATTCTACGTTGACCAACCGCTGCCGGGGTCGTCGTGTCCTGCACAATCCGAATTTGAAAATTGCGGTATTCATTCGCTGCTACAACCGCATCACCTAAAGTGGCTTGCCCTGTAAGCGAAGACACACCAGTAGCAGTAGCAGTTAGTGCTTTTCGAGCCACGACATTTGTGTCGTAGGTGAATGCACCTTTAATCATCCCTTCGCCCGGTTCGCAATTGTATGGGGTGTATTGCTCATCCATTACAAGAATTGCACTATCGGTTGCGATAGTTGGTAAGTTTGTGATGCTTAGGTTTGCAAGAGTATTGTGAGCTACTTCAAATGAACGCCAAGAGTTTACGGCAGGCGCACCCGAACTAAGCATAATAACGCGACCGGAAAGTAATTCATACCTTGCACCGTTGGACGGTGTGAAGGTGAAAGCATTATCAACAACAATCGTTGGTGTTGTTCCGCCAGTATTTGCAACAATAAACCTTTCTTCCGTTTTCCCAGCAGTTGTGTCAATCAATCGAATTTTGAACCCGTAGTCTCCAGAACCGCCGCGATTAGCAAGCATGTTCACACCAACGGCAGTCGGAAGTGCGGTTGAAAGGGTAAACGAAGTCGTTGTTGCCCCCGCCGCAATGGTTCCGACAGAAGAAAATGAGGGCACAAAGCATACTGCTGCACTTGCCGCTACTGCCGCAATACCGGGGTTGACTGCAAGACCCCAGCCTTTGGTAACAATGTTAAACCGATTCAGAATAGCAGTTGAAGCTAATTCATAAACAAAAGGATTACGGCTTACATCGCTTCTCATATCACAGCAAACTGAAACGCCAGCCGCATGAGCATTTGGTGCTGGAGCGACTTGCGCCCAAAGCATTCTGTCAATAACTTTTTTGAATGTATTTGCCATTTTATAACCTGCTTAGTTAAGTGATTCGTGCGCGAACGCAATCAGCCCATGCTGACAAGTTAGTTTGCGGTATCAACATTTCAGCTTGTCGGCCAGCTCCACCGAAAGTTGTAATTGTAGATACAGTGGATACGGTAGTCACAGTTCCGCTTTCAAGAACTGCGGTGACACGCTGCCTTGCCAAGTTGCGGTCATAACCAACCGGCGCTAATAGAACATTTAGAATACGAGACAACAGCGACATTGGACCGCCAGTCTCTTGTACGTTCATCGGCAACACTTCAGGAATGTCAACCCAGATTTGGAGTATATCTGTGTTGTTCATTGACGTAGTGTCGTAGTCAAGCGTCAATACATTATTTACAAAGCTGGTTGCACCTGCGCTTGAATCCGCAAAGTTATAAATAAGAGTGTTTGCGGTTGCGTTGTTAATCAAAAGAATTTTATTCAACGACAAGTTAAAATTCATGCCGGAAAACGTAATTGTTTTCGCGGTTTTGTTGAATGAGTAAACACCTTGCGTATCGACACCAAATTGTGCTTTCATTGTGCTTACCCTAGTGCTATTGCCATTGCTGCAACAAAAGGTTCTGTTGCAATTGGCTTGCTGTTATATCGTGCCTGAACACAATCTATTCCAACAGTCCCGTCATTATCGACATGAATTACCGCCTGTTCATCATTTGCTGAAAGTGCAACATAACTATCTAAGCATGTAATATAATTCGTTCCAACTTGAATTGTGATGTTGGTAGTCGATTGACCAAAGAGTTGGATGAAACCTGGGTCTACTAAAATTTGTGTTCCACTATTTGGATTCGGACTCGTACTTTCCAGATAGATATACTGGTTAGAAGTTATAGATGCGCCGTCTCCGGTGTCCAACATCAACGTACTAGATGCAACCCCGTCCGTACAATTGAGCTGGAAAACATTCCCAGCAGTTGCAGTAATCGAATCAGTCGCTGTAAGCGTTGATGAAGCGCCGGTCCAGTCAAGGTTGCCGACGATTGCACTAGATGGAAAGGCGAGGATTGCCATTAGGTTATCGGTCGCAAGATGCAGATAATGTCCCGAGCCGCAACTTCAATCGAACCGCTAACGATCTTGATATATGACGCACCAAGAAAAACGTCAGCGAGAACCGGAATATGCTTACTTGCAGCTACCGTAACGCTGTAGGTAGTCGCATTACCAACCTGGCAAATGGGGTTAAAAGTGGCTTCGTTGTTGTAACTCGAAGTAAAAGTTATCGTTGTTCCGGTAAAAGCAGAGGGCATGTAAATTGCCACAAGCTGATACTTCGTGCAATCAATGACTCCAGAAGTTGAGCCGTTGATTGGAATAGTTGCCGTAACTGGCAGCAAAGGGACGTTGTTTACAAAAGATTGCGTAATTTTTCCCATTGCAAACTCCCAGTAAGAGACACCTAAATTAGCGTGAGAGCATCTTAAACTTAGGGGTTTCTTTGTCAAGTAAATAAAAAAAGCTACCGAATTGCTTCGGTAGCCCATTGCTGCGAGCGGGTTAATTAGGGATTTTACTCAACAGCAACTCGAAAAACACGAACTCCAGCACCCTCGGGGTCGGTCGAATCGACTCGCTTGCAGACAAACTTGCGAAGTTGCTTGCGAGCGGGAACCGGCATTCCCTTTTTGCTGACCTTGATTGAGCCATCGGCCTTGGTTTCGAATTGACCTTCCAGGACTTCGGAATATCGCTTGTTAGCAGCGCAAACGATGCTGGCGATCTTCTTCCAAGGCTCTTGATCTTGTTCAGTCACGGGGACATGAAAGCTGTAGCCAACTTCCAACTGCTCGAACGGGTATTTGTTGCGACGATCCACACCTTTTTCCTTTTTTGGCTTTTCTTTGGGAACGAAGATAATGTCGTTTCGCAGGTTGAAGCCGCCAGAACTAACCGGCGCTTGAGCGGTCAGGTTGTTGAGAGCGTTCATCCCGTCGATTGTGAGGCTGGCAGCAAAAGCCAGAGGATTGCTTGGGTCAACTCGCGAACCGTCAACGCTGATCAAGCCCAGTTGGAGCAAATCGGCACCCTGCTGCTGGGTGACGTAAACCGTATTTCCGTACAAAAACCGTTCAAGTTGAGCCCGTTGTTCAAATGTCAAATTCATCGTCAGTTCTCCAAAAGTTAAAACGAACAGTCCAAGTATTTTACAATCTCGTCGATTGCTTGCAAGTATCCGTAGCAAGTTATCGTCAAATAATTCTTGGAATTCAAGTAGTCATGCCAAGATTTCTGATTATCGGCAACTTTACCCACAGATTTACCATCAGATTTTGGTCTTTTCAGTTCGATGAACAATCCGTGGTATTGTTTCGAGGGGTAGGGAAAGAAAATATCTGGGACACCGGCTTTGACCCCTTCGACTTTGAGCCTGGCAGCAGTTCGACCGTCTCGGGCTCCTCCGTTTGGGATGGCGAACATCATCGCAAGCTGGGGCCATTTAGCTTGATTCTGCTGCGCCCAGCAGAACAGAGCAGCTTGGTGAGCATGTTCTGTTCCGGCTTTGGCAATCAGTTCAGGATTCATTATTTATTTTAGTTGCTGACCGTCTCGGGCTTTTGATTCTGAACATTCTGATCGTCAGTTTGTTCATTTTGGCGATTTCATATTGTGTAAGGTCGATTTTAACAGGATTGTCATCTGGATGGTAGAGGCATTGGCCCAATTCCAGACGAATTCGCATAATTTCAACCTTTTCAAGCGAGCCGCACTTGAATCCTGTTGCAAATTCTGCCGGTTTTGGCTCGTAATCGGGACTATTGAGGTCAATCATCGTCAATATCCTGAAATTCTTTGTCGAGCCAAATTGGCTTTTGGGCTGTAACACCGGTCGGTGGAGGGACCGAACCGTATGAAACAACCCAGAGCCTACCCGTTTTCTGAATTATCTCCAAGTCCTCTTTAGTGATGCGCCAGCAAGTCGAATAAATTGAGCGAATCGAGTTATTCCGGTTCTCAATTGCAACGTAAGTCAAATTAGCATTTATCGGTTCAAGCTCAAAAGGTTCATCAAGCGAATCCTGAACATCTAAAATAACATTGGCTTCATCAAACGAACATGGTTCTGCCATAAAATTATTCCAAATTCAATGGTTTTGGGTAGGATCGATATTATGAGTGATTTAGATGATGACGATGATGACGACTTCTTGATCATGCTTTGGGCTTATGCTCGGCATCAGCCCTTTCGTATTTTGTAATCGCGACTGAGCCGATAGTTATCGACTTCGAACTGACCATCTGATTCGACTTCGCAGATCGCGAAGCCTTGATTGACCTTATTGACGACTCGGTAGTGGGGATGGAGCTCGCAGAGGCATCCTACGCTCCAGGTGACGATCTCATGTTCTTTGTTCCAGTTGGATTCCGTGTGGGATGAGGTACGATGATGGTGTCCGACGAGCGCCGTTGAGACGGTTTGTAGGAACACCCCTCGCGCAACATTGACTGGCGATGAGATCCCATGAGAAAGCTCATGCCCATGAAAGATTGGCAATTTTCCAGCCATGATGGGACGTTTGTTGTCCACAGCCTCGATCCCGAGCTTTTTGAATCCGAGGATGTTTGGGAGGCGCGTTTGCGGAAAGTCGGATATTTCTGGGCAGCTATTCCAGAGGTAGCTGGTCCACCTTTCGCAATGGTTCCCGAATTTGTAGACGATGCGAGCTTTTGGGAATTTGCTGCGGAGCCATTTCAGTCCTTCTCTTTGGATTCGGACTTCGCGTTTGAGGTTGCGTTTCTTCGGGTCGCGCTCGAACCGACTGATTGCGTAGAAATCGCAGTAGTCGCCGTTAAGAACAACGCAGTCCACCCGGCGCTTTTTGCAGTAGCTAACTGCTTCCAGGATAGCCCGCTCGTCGTGATAGGGTAAATGCAAGTCGCAAAGAATGGCGACATTGCTCACACCATCGAGCTTAAACGGTTCCCATTTTTTTGAGAGGCTAGGAGGTAACTTCGGCTTTGTCCCGGCCTTCCCGTTTGGCCGAAACAGTGATTTATCTGAACTTGTAGAGCGATTATTTTTTCCAGCATTGCCGCGAATTCGCCTGATCATTGATCGGGCTTGTTCGAGGCTTATTTTGCACTCTTTAGCAATCCTTTTGGCAAGAGTTCTGGATGGGGCGGCGGGAAATTTTTGACAAAGTTTTTCAGCGTTTATCCGAATTGGAGACTTTTTCGGCACTTTTATACCCTTGGGAACATTTAGTTCCCATCGTCGGTATCCTCGCTGACGAGTGTACCATCGTCTTTGCGTTTTTTACCCCGCAAAATACCTTCAATCCAGGCAGAATGATTGTCTTTTGCCCACAGATTAGTGTCAGGGCTCATTCGACGAACTTCGTACTCATCAGTTCCGGTCGGCACGATGACTTTATATTTCCAAGGGCCAAATAATACTACCGCCATCAAGTAACCAACATCGAATGTTGTCAGGCGAACAAATTCAACTCCGTTGAGCTTGCGGGAAAGGTAATTAACAAAGTCTGCCATATTCATATCTTTCTCCTCAGATTAAATAAAAGTTTGGAAATTGGGCGGGGGATATTTTTCAAATGATGGTTTGAAAATGGGAGCGGTGTATGGGGTGGGCATCGCGCGTCTACGCACCCCCCCTACCCCCCACCCCCCTCCCCCCTAGCGAGGGGTGTTATCGGTGCCTAAAAATTAGGCGTTTCCCGCGAAACTTTAACGATAAAATCGCATGGTTTGCCCGCATTTTAAGCATTCCCTGCCCGCTATTGTATACTCTGCCCGCTCAAATACAATGCAGGGCGGGCAAATATTGTACAGCTGCCCGCCCGCCCTGCGCCCTGCGCCCCGCCCGCAGTCGCTGCCCGCCCGCAGTCGCTGCCCGCCCGCAGTCGCTGCCGATTTGCTGCCCGCATTCGCTCGCATTCGCCCGCCCGCCTGCGCCCTGGGTGCGCCCTGGGTGCGCAAATAAAAACGGGGCGCGATTTGCGCCCCGTTTGCTGCCCGCTCCGTTTGCTGCCCGCCCTGCGGGCTAGTGAACACCGATTGCAATTGTAAGCGGCACCAAATGCGCGCCGCTATCGGTTCGCGTGCCGCAGGCATGCCCGCGAGCAGTACAGCTGCCGCATTGCCCCGGGCAGCTGAACACGCGCCCGAGGCCGTCGCGCTCCGCTGCCGCCCTCACTGCCCGATGATAGGCGGGATCGGAATAGCGGGCGAAACCTCGCGCGAAGTCGCCCTCGATTCTAACCGCTACAAAGTCGCCCCGGGTGAAATCCTGCGCCCGCAGTCGCTGCCGCAGGTCTTCCGCCCCGTCGAACCGCCCGCCCGATGATAGGTTTAACGTATAGTTGGGCGGGATATCGCCAGCGAGCGCGTCGAGTATGTCGAGAGACTTAGAATAGCCATAGGCGCAAACGTCAGGGCGCGATTTTAGTAGGGCGAACCAGAACCGCGCAGTCGCTGCCGAGTCGATATCGCCATCGACATACAGCCGCAGAACAATCGAGCGGGGCAGGGCAGCAAATGCGCCCG